GCGCCGATACAACGCTGGCGCCGCCGCTGCGAGAAACCTATGATCGGATTGGCGTGATTGGCGTTGCTGCTGGGAGGTCGGCTGCTCCGGTCAACACCGGACAGCTACGCAGCTCGATCATGCATCGGGTGATGGGGCGGCAAGTCGCAACAGCCGTTTCGATCAGGGCGACGGCGACGCGATCGAGCCCGAAGCGGCGCCGATATCCATACCCAAAGCGGCTGGAGTATGACCGCAAGTCCAGACATCGCGGCTGGCTCAGGCAGGCGATCAAGCGCTCGTGGGCACGCATCCAGGCTGAGCTCAGGCGCACTGAGCAGGAGATCCAGCGTCAGTTCGGTGTTGGCTGAGGCGGCGTGGTGGCAGATCTGAGCGCGATCAGGACGGGGCTGGCGGCCCGCTTCGCGACCATTGCGACGTTCCGCCATGCCTACGATGTGTGGCCGGACCAAGTCAACACGCCATGCGCGATCGTGATGCCTGCCCAGAGTAGCCCGGCCGCATGGCGTGAGGCGTTGGGTGGAGCGCCGTCATTCACCTTCGAGGTCACGATATTGATGTGCCCGTGGGCCGACCGCGGCCTGCCACGGGCACAGCGCGCACTGGATGAGGTGCTGGACGACACCGGGGCATCGAGCGTTCACGCGGCCATTCGCAGCGATCGCACGCTGGGCGGGACGGTTCACACCTGTGATGTGGCCGGCTTCACCGAGTACGGAGCGCTCGAGATGGTGAATGGGACCGTCTACCTCGGCTGCAAGCTGCTGGTAACAGTGTGGGCCTGAGTGTCGAGGGCATGAGCGGATGGACTCGGCGATCGTTGGCGGCCTAATCCAAGCCGGGGCGCTCGGCATTGTCGCCGCATGGTTCATGTTCCGCGCGGAGTCCCGGATAGAAGGATTGCGGCGCGACGTCAATCGGCTGGCGTTGGTGATCGCGCTCGAGATCGCAACGCGCCAGAACGCGCCAGAGGCGACGAAGGTGCAAGCGCGTGAGCTGATCGAGGAGATCAAGGCGCTGCGCCAAAGCGATCCAATGCCTACCTAACCGAGGAGGAGACGTGACTTTGACGACTGTGCTCAAGATCGTATGCATGACGGTGCTCGGCATACCGTCGCTGGTCGCAGCGACCCAGGGTGTTGAGCTATCTCCGACCGGCATGCTGATCCTTGGCATCCTGAACCTTGCAGCCGGCCTAACACTCTCCGAGCTCGAGCCATCACTCCGACGGGAACGGGTCAGCCCTGACCGCCTGACGCCAGCGCAGACGCGCCAAGTGGCCGAAGAGTTGGATCGGCGGATGCGGGACACGCCGGCATAGAAGGAACGCTGAGCGATGGCGAGGCAGCATGGCAAAGACATACGGGTTTACCTCGGTGGCAGGGATGCCAGCGACGACCTGATGTCGATTGACGTCAAAGCGAGCGTCGAAGTGCACGACAGCACTACGTTCGCGGCAGGCGGTGACAAACGGTTCGACATTGGCCTGCGCAGCTGGACGGCCGACGTCGAGGCGTTCTATCAGCCAGGAACGGGTGGTATTGGCCAGCAACTGGAGGCCATCGGCAGCGACGCAGCTGGAGTTGGGGTGCTGTCGATCTACGACGATGATGCGGACGCCATCGGTGACACTGGCATCCTTGGCAGCGAGGCCATCTTCAAGAGCCGCGGGCAGCCGATCCGAATCAACGACCTGATCAAGCTGTCTGGATCGCTGGAGGGCAATGGGCGGCTTGGCCTCATCGGCAAGCTGCTGCATCCGCACGGCTCCGAGACGGTCAGCTTCAACGGTGGAAGCCTTGACAATGGCGCGAGCTCGGCAAATGGAGGACGGGGGAGCGTTCACGTCACGGCCGTCACCGGCACTTGGACGCTCAAGGTCCAGCATTCCACGGACAACTCCGTTTGGAGCGACTTGATCACATTCACGGCGTTCTCGGCGGCCGGTGCACAGACGATCGAGGTGACTGGAACTGTCAACCGTTACTTGCGGATTATTGGCACCGAGGACGCCGCCGGCACGATCACGTTCGTCGGTGGTTTCGCCCGCTATTGATGGACCGCGTTCCATATGGAACGAGAGTCCGGCCCACCGTGGTGGGCATTCCTGTTTGAGGAGGCACGAAAATGCCCCGAGTCCATGGCAAAGATCTGACCTCGCTCCAGGTCGATAACGCGGGTGGTACCGCTCAGAACCTGCTGGCCGAGACGATCGGCCTCGATTTCAAGCACTCGGTCGAGACGCATGACACCACGACGCTCGGTGACGACGACAAGGAGTTCACGTCCGGCCTCAAGGGCGGAGATACATTCGACCACGAGCTGTTCTACAACAACACCTCCTCGACCGGGGTCTGGGCGATCCTGACCGGCCGGCTCGGCGTCGAGGGCACGCTGACGTTCAGTGATGGCACTCGGACCGTGACGATGGAGACCATCATCACGGCGCTCTCGCTGCCGATCAGGGTCAACGATATGATGAAGGTGACGGCGACGCACCAGATCACCGGAGCGGTGACGTACTCGTGAGCAGTGCCGTGACTGAACCGAAGCGCGTGGATCTGGCCGGCGAGTTGGCTGGCAGGCATGTCCTCCTCGACCTCGAACAGGTTGACGTTGGACTGATCGAGGACCTATCGAGCCGGAATGTCACGATGATGCTCGATGCTTTTGCGCGCCTCATCGTCGGCGGTGATCTGCCACATGGCACGGACCGGGTTGGGCTACGACGGCTGAAGCTGCAACAGATGAAGGCGCTCGGCGACGGGATCGACTCGGTAATCTCGATCCCAAACGCGACCTGACCGAGTTCACCAAATGGGCGGCGGGGATGCACGCGGACCCGCCGCCAGAACTGGTCGGTCTGTATCTGCGTGCGCGGCTCTGCCGGCTCTTTCCGTCCTATCGGCTGGAGGAGATCCGTGGGCCAGTCCTGCTCGAGTTGCTGAAAGCAGCTCGCCTGCTCGATACCGTGGAGCAGGTCCACGCTAAGCCAGGATGACGCATGCCGGCTAATCTCGATATCCGCATCACGGCAACGGATGCCGCCACGCCGGTTTTCGGCAAGGTCCAGCAGTCTGCCAGCGGGCTTAGCTCCAGCCTGAGCGAGTCGCTCGGCAAAGGCATTACGAACGTCATCTCCGGCTTGGGCCAGTTGAAGCTGGCCGCGGATGGCGTCCAGACCGTTTTCGATGGCATCAAGGGCATCGGCTCTGCCTTCGGGATCGGCGCCCTTTCGGAACTGGAGCAGACTCGAGCCAGCTTCATGGCGTTCACCAAGGACGCGGCTAAAACCGAACAGATCCTCCAGCAGGTCCGCGATGAGGCAGCGAAGACGCCGTTCTCCTTCGGCGAGATGGCGAAAGCGGCGGCCAGCCTGATGCCGGTTGCGAAGCAAAGCGGCATGGCGCTGATGGATCTGGTCAAGGAGGCCGAGATCCTTGCCGCCTCCAACCCAACGGAGGGGCTTGAGGGCGCATCGTTCGCGCTGCGCGAGGCGATGACCGGCGACTTCACGTCGATCATCGAGCGATTCAATTTAAGCCGCCAGACTATTAACCAACTGAAGGCCGAAGGTGTGCCGGCTCTCGAGATCGTTCGTCGGGCGATGGCCGAGATGGGATTCGACTCCGACCTAATCGCTGCTAAGGCTGAGACGCTCGAGGGGCGTTGGTCAACCTTCAAAGATACGCTCCAGACGCTGCAGATGCGGATCGGGCAGCCGATCTTCGACACGCTGAAAGAGGGGCTCGTCGGGCTCCAGGGTGCGCTGGATACGAATATGCCGCTCATGGAGTCAATGGCCGACTTGATCGCGGGTGGGTTGCGGCGGGCAATCGATTCCGGCAAAGAAACGATCTCGGGTTTAGTTGCCGTCTGGAACAGTCTCAGGGAAGGCTTCGAGCGTGGCGGCATCATCGGAGCCATCCAGAATCTGGGTCCAATGCTTGGTCAGGCGCTCTCAAACCTCGGGAATCTAATTGCCAGCACCGTCGAGGGTTGGGCCAGGCGCTTCGCGGCCTGGGTTGACGGAGCCGAGCAACTCCAAGGCAGCGAACTGGCCGCAATGGCGCAGGCCTTGTATACCTGGATTGGCACCGCGGCCGCGGCCATCGTCGAGAAGCTCGGACAATGGGCCGGGGCGTTTGTCGACTGGGTCGGGCCGAAGATCCCGCCGCTGCTCGCCGCGCTCGGGGACTACCTGTCCAGCATGTTGGGATGGGTGATCGATACGGCGCTACCGGCGATCATCGGGAAACTCGCGGAGTGGGGCCTAGCATTTGTCGAGTGGATCGGTCCGCGGATCCCGCCGCTGCTCGCCGCGCTGGGCGGCTTGCTCTTGCAGTTGGTCGGCTGGATCGCCTTTACGGCGCTACCTGCGATCATCGGAAAACTTGGTGAGTGGGCGCTCGCCTTCGTGACATGGGTGCCTGGGGCGATCGTCGATCTGCTCTACAAGCTTGGCGAGCTCGAGTTTCGGTTGCTCGGCTGGATCGGTGACCGGGTCGGCGACCTCGCGCGGGCGGCGCTCGACCTCGGATCTGGCCTGGTTGGTGGGATTCGCGACGGTATCGCCGACGCGCTTGGCTGGTTCTGGAGCTGGCTCCAGGATAATTTCATCGATCGGATCCCTGGCTTTGTGCGCGAGATGCTCGGGATCAGATCGCCCTCTGGCGTGTTTATCGACATCGGGCGGAACATCGTCGAGGGACTGCGGGTCGGAATGGAGCGTCGTCTGCCGTCAATCGACGAGCTGATCGAGCGGATGGTGGGACGGATCGCTGACGTCGGCGAAGTAGCCGACTGGCTCAGAGCGGCGATGCGGATCGCCGGGGTTGGTGATGACTGGCTACGTGGACTCGTGCGCCTGGTCGATCTCGAGTCGAGCGGGAACCCGCGAGCCCGCAATCCGGAGTCGGTGAATGGCGAGCACGCTAGCGGTCTGCTCCAGACGTTGCCATCCACGTTCCGGTCCTATCGCGACCGCGACCTCCCGAACGACATTTTCAACCCCGTCGCCAATGCGGTGGCGGCTATCCGCTACATCAGCGACACCTATGGCCACGTCAACAAGATCCCTGGCCTGTTCAGTGGCCGCTTTCGCGGGTATGCCGAGGGCGGGATCGCTTGGAACCGCCAACTAGCGTGGGTTGCCGAGCGAGAGCCTGAGCTAATCGTGCCGCTCTCAAGGCTCCGGCCCAGCCCGGCTGGCGGCGGTGGCGGCGTCTATATCGCGCCGGGCGCGATTGTTGTCCAAGGCTCCCTCGTCCATGAGCGCGATCTCGAGCAGGTTGTTATGGCGGCTATCGGTGGTGGTCTGCGCCACGGTATCCAACTCGGAGGTGGACGCTAAGTGCCCGGCTCGACCAACTTTCCATCCTCGCTTGACAGCCACACCGGAGGCAATCCGTTTGGGTTTGCTGAGGTCGGGAACCTCGTCTCGACGCGGCTGTCAGCGGCAACCTCGAACTCGGACACGACGATCTCAGTCGTGTCGACGACTGGTTTTGCTAGTCGCGGGATCATCGTTATCGACCGGGAGGTCATCACCTATACTGGCACGACGGCAACCACCTTCACCGGCTGCACGCGCGGCGCCGGTGGCACCACGGCTTCCTCTCACCTCAAGAACCGATCGGTTTCCTCGGTGCCCGTGGCTGCCAATCACAACGACTTGGCGGCAGCGATCGTCGCGATTGAGACGGTGCTCGGCGCCGGAATCACGGCCAGCTTCGGGGTGATGCGCAAGATCGCTGAGGTCACCCTGGCGAGCGCAGCCGCCCAGATCGACTTCACCAACATCCCGCAGGTCTACCGGCACTTGCTGGTGATGCTGTACTCGCGCAATGACACCGCGGGGGCGAACCTCTTTGTGCGCTTGTCCTCGGACGGCACGACGTTCGACAGCGGTGCCAACTATGACTGGGAGCTGGTGTCAGCGAACAGCACAACGGTGACTGGGTTCGGCGCGCTGGCGCAGACCTCGGGGCTCGTCGGCGCGCACGGCGCGGCTGCTGGGGTGATGTCGCTGTCGTCGATCCAATTCGGCGAGTATGCCAATAGCAGCTATCAGAAAGCGATCGTCGCTCAGCACAACCGCAAAGACGGCGTTGATGCGGCAATCAATTTATTCAGCGGCGCTGACGCGGTCTGGTGGCGCAATACGGCCGCGATTCGGGGGATCCGCCTGTTCCCAGGTTCCGGCAATTTCGCGGCCGGTTCGCGGGCTACGCTCTACGGTCTGCCGGCCTGAGGGGGCGCCATGCAGCGCTTGATCGTCGATTGCGCTGGCTCGTCGGCGGGAGGCTCGCCCCCCACGACTCGGGTGGTCGAGCTAACCGGCGACGAACTCGCCGAGCACCAGGCCATGCAGGCCGTCGAGGCGGCGCGTGAGCAGGCTGCGGCGGACCGGCGAGCAGATTTGGAGACCAGGCGGGCCACGATCGTGGCGGAACTCCAGGCGATCCGAGACGCCACTGGCTGGGCGGCAGCGAAGCAGCCGCTGCTGCGGCTGCTGGTCTTCCTCATGCGGCGGCTTGGGGAGCGGGATAGCTGATGAGCCGCTGGGGGAGCGCGAGCACTCTTTGGGGAGGGTCCGGTGACGCCGCGGCCGGCAGCCTAAACCAGCACCATGTCACGCTCGGCGGCGTCGGCCTGCTGCTCGCCCGCGGCGGCTACGACCGCTCAATCGCGCAGCAGTTCGCCGCCAAGCTGGTCACCGACGCCCTAACCAGCGACGCGAGGCTCGGCGAGCAGGAAGTGCTGCTCGACGATTGGTCCGGAGGTGAGGGCTACCTTCGCTATGACCCTGAGACCCCAAACCGCTACCGCCAGGGTTTCGGAATCGACGTCTATACCGAGCCAGGTGCAGTCCAGCTGGGACCGCACGTCGTGACCGCACAGAGCACGGCCTTCAACGAACTGACAGTGGCCTATCCATATGGAGGCTCCCTATACG